CTTGGCAAGTGTTAAAACTGCAGTAGTTACAAGTGCAGCAGTAGTTGCTGGGTTAGGGTTTACACCAATTCAATCTACTAGTAATATAACAGGAAACGCATCAAATGTTACTGGGACAGTTGCAGTAACTCATGGTGGTACTGGATTAACAACACTTACAAATGGTTATGTATTAACTGGTGCAGGAACTGGCAATGTAGCAATGGTTTCAAGAAGTGGAATTGATAGTAGAACCTCATTCCCCCCAGCAGTTGCAACTGGTAGAACTGATGCAACATTTTACAGTGTACCTTGGCATAGTGGGAATGCTTTATATTCAGCAACAAATGTCCAAATACAAAGTTCGACTGGTACATTAAAAGCGAATATACTTGAATCATCAATAGTAACTGGAACAGCACCGTTTACAGTGGCATCAACGACAATGGTTGATAATTTATATGTAAAATGAGCGGACACAGTAGATGTAAATGCAAGTAATAGTGGAACTGGTGAATACAATATAGTATGGAATTCAGGAGACACTGTTTATTCTACAACTGGTATAACTATAAATAGAGATAATAAAAGTATTACTGCAACAACTTTTAAAGGAGCATTAACAGGGACAGCAAGTGGAAATTTAGTAACATCAGACTTAACAACTGCACTCGGTGATTATACTTTAACTTCAGGTTTTGGAAGTAATGCTTTTAATTCTACAAATATACAGTATTCTTCAGCAATCGCTGAAGGGAATAGTGGCTTAGTACCTGCAGCAGCAGCTACAACTAAATATCTTCGTGGAGATGGTGCATTTACTGCACCACCTAACACACAGTTAAGTAATGCTCAAGTAATTGCCATGGCTTTAACTGGCTTTACAACTTACGGTAGTGCATCAGATTTAATTGCAACAGATTCGATATTAGACAGTTTTAGAAAACTTGAATACAGAGTTCAAACTAATGATGATAAAGTTACAGATAGTGGAGTGCCTACTTATACTTCAGCTATAGTTTCATTAGATGTCACTACGGCTTTAGGATTCACACCTACAGATAATACTGGTACAGTAATTTCAGTGGGATTATCTGCGCCTACCGGTTTAACAGTTTCGAATTCACCTATTACAGGTTCTGGTACATTAGCGTTATCATTTACTGCAGGATACAGTATACCTACGACTACAAACCAGACTAATTGGTCTACAGCCTACACAGATAGGCTTAAATGAGACGGTGGTAGTACTGGCCTAGTAGCGGCGACAGGTAGAACGTCACTTGGCGGTACAGATGTAGGAAAAGATTTATTCACAAAAACTACTCCAGCTACAACTAGTTATATTCAAATCACAACTGGAGGCGTTGCTAGTTTGCTTACAGCAACACTCTTTAAAACAGATTTACTTTTACAAAATGTAACGAATGAATCAAAAGCTACGATGTTTACAAGTGCAGCTTTAACTTCAACCCCTACGGCCCCAACAGCCGCAGTGGGTACAGATACAACACAGATTGCAACTACAGCACATGTTAAGGCAGGATACAGACTATTATACGCTCACATAGACGGTCAGGGCTCAGCTAGGAATTTTGCAGCTACAGATAATAACGGCTTTGTAAATGCCTATGCTGAATGTACATTAACAATACCGTCGACTCTAACTGCTGGGACACAAATAACTGTATTTAATTCTTCTGGTGATGATGTTACAATAGCATGTAGTGGTGTAACTTTAAATGGTTCTTCAGCAAGCAAAGTCGTCTCTACTGTATATGCGGCTGTTACATTAATTGCTTATACTTCAACAGTGTGGTATATAGTAGGTGATTACAATTAGTATTATCTTATTTGGAGTATTAAGTCAACAAAAAGAGCCAACTACGACTCCAACAATAACAGACTATTCAATTGTTTATGATGGATTTAGATTCTATGACGTTTACTGAAAAGTACAAAATAATGACACCGTGACGGCAACAATTAATAGCGGCGGCAGTGACTACACTGGAATTACTTATCTATCAAAAACTATTGAAATAGTTGCAGGCTCTACGACTCCGTATACAACAATTTATGCTACAGCCACAGCAACTGGTAAAAGTATATCTGCACAGGCGTCACAATATGTAGAAGTATAAAAAAAATAAGACTTAGCCTTTGCTAAGTCTTTTTCTATTAAAATAAATCTTTTCGTTCACTTTTTTCATGTAATGTAACTCTGTATTTCCCAATAAGTATTGCTTCTGCAATATCATCATTAAGTGTAACTCCATACATTTCTTTTACCTTTGCAATAGATTTTTTCTTTTCTTCAGTCCTACCCTTTCCATTAATTAAGAAATTACTTCTCCAGATATTACTTCTTACTTTACTATATCTAATTCCAAATCTAGCACAACTCATTTCAAGTAATCCAACTAATTTAACTAAAACCTCATAAGTTTTAAATCCTTTGCCGAATCCTTGTCCTTGTAATTGCACGTCTTCAAACTGAACAAAATCTGGTTCTCAAACTGGTATAATCATATTCTCCATGGCATCTCTTATCGCATTTAATCGTGCTGTCGTATCGCCGCTAAAAGTCAACAACGTATAATAAATTAATTTGCCACTCTCGAATATACTTAAACCAAAACTTTGCGTCGCATTATCAATCCCAATAATTCTGTATCCCTTTTTAGGTGGAACTGATTGCGGATTAGGTGTACTCAATCCTGTAGACGATTCTCCTTCGCAAACTGGACATCTAAAATTAGTTCTTCTAATTGTTTTCAAATTAGTTTCTATTCTATGTCCTTCCTTACAGTTAACGAGAATTGGAGAACTTATATTTTTATATTCTTCTGACTGTGTATCCAAAGTCAGATTTTTATTTTCAAGTTCTTCTAAGAATTGAGCTTTACTTAACCTAGCCATCTAAATTTCTGCGGTCTTTTTCTTGCTTGATTTCTTCTAACTTTTCATAATGTTCTCCAAGTTCTGGGTCATAAATCATTTTAATTAATTTTTTCCCAATCGCTGAATCTTCATTTTTCTCAAGTTCTAATAATTCTTTATCACTAATATTAGTGAAATCTAATTTTGACATGTAATCACCTCTGTTAAAAACCTAGCTCTTTTCTCTTACTTTTCACGCCGGTTTCAACTGTCATTTTTTTATACATTTTTCTGTTTGCTAATATATCTTCAATCGCACTATGCGCTTGGTAGTCTATATTAAAATACTGTGCAATAGTTGGTTGTTTATGATTAGCAACTTTTATTTTTCCGTCTTTACTCATTTGTCTTGCAAGTTTTAAAGTATCTATAATTTCTATATCATACATAGTTATTCTATATTTTTCACATTTTCTTGCAAAGAATTGATGGTCAAACGTTTTTACATTGTGTCCTATTTCTACATCTGGTTTATTTATAAATACCCATTCTATGTAATCAGTTAGGACTTCAAACTCATTTCTACAGTTTTTAACTTGGTCGTTTGTGATACCAGTTATATCTGTAATTTTCTTTGATATAGTTTTGCCTGGTTTAATATATTCGTGGAATCTAGTCAATTCTTTATCTGTTTCTGAATCATATATAATAGCCGCAATTTCTAAAATAAAATCCCATTCTCTACTAAAACCTGTTGTTTCTATATCTACATGCATCTCTTTAATCAATTATCTCGCCTCCTGTAAATTTTTCTATTTCTTTCCAATTTATTAATTCCTTCTCTAACTCTTTTTCGCCCCATTGTACATAACCATATTTTTCTATCCATTCTCTTTTTTGCGTAATTACCGCTAATAAATGATTAGCGTTAGGTAAACTCCACTTCATACTATCATTCAATATAGCATACCACGGCAAATTAAACCTAGATACACTACTATAAAGCATTAGTTCGATATAACTTTTATCATAGAAATTTATACTCCAAGATTGCAGGATTTCAAAATAATACCAATAAGGTGTTTCAAAATCTTCTCGTGTAGGTGAGACAAGAATAATATGTATCTTTCTTCTTTTTGCTTCTGACATAATCTTTAAGCATCGCTCTAAATCGTCAACTGCATTCTGTTTATCTTCCCAATGATTAGAAGATACAATTCTGATAGGTACGCTTCCTAACTTACATTTCTCATTTACTTCCTTTAAATCTTCAATAAAATCGAACATGGTGCTTGCGTTTTTATAGCTAGAACCTATATTGTTTTGAAATTTAAAAATTGTTCCTTTTGAAAAAATAATTTTTAGAAAACATTTCCTAATTTCTTCTGAATCTATTATTTTTTTAAGCTTTATTGGAGCCAAAAACGCAACATTTTTATAAGTTGTTAACTCAGTTAGACATAAAATCACATTTTCATCGGAATGTTCCCAGAAGTCTTCATCTATAACAACCGTCTTTTTGTGATACTTCTTAGTATTCTCAAATGGTTGTTTCATCGTAAGTAATTTTCCATCATGGTAGAATTGAACAAAGCTAGCGTTATAGTAAGGATTATGTTTGTCATCATCGGGGTATAGCATATAATCTGGGCGAACAGCGGCAATAACCGCATCTATTTCCCAATAATTATCAAACGGTTTAAAACTTTCTCCAAGTAATCTAACTCTATTATCGTCTATTAATTTTGACGAAGGTCTAGGTGTTTTTCTTTTCTTTCTCATAATATAGAAAATATCATAAGCCATACTAAGGTGATGTTTCTCTTCCACAAAATTAACAACGTGCCCTTGTTGTTTATGAAAAGAAGAGATTTTCATTAATGTTGGATTAGGTAGGAAGGACTTTTTATTATAAAAGTCCATATCCCAAATAGTTACTTTCATTATGCTTTCTTTCTAAATCCTATAAATTTTCTATCTTCATCGAGGTGCATTAAAAGAACAGCATCAATACCCGTTTTCTTATATGCTTTTGGTACGAAGATGTCTCCACGTTTCATACCAGTTATCATTAAATGATTTCCTTTTTCAAAATAGTTTTCTTCGGCTAATTCTTCGTCTTCATGAACTAGCTTTGAGAATTGTGATTTATAGAATTTAATATCAATTACTCCATCAGGAGTTGATAATGTAACATGACCATTTTGTCTATTTTTATCTATAACCGTTCCGATTATAGTATAAAGTCTAAACTCAGGAATTTGCTTACCTTTGATTTGGAAAAATCCAACTATTTCTGGGTCATTTACATCAGCAAGCTTTGTATGTTCTATTGGTATTTCAATATCTTTAAGCGGATGTCCACTATAAAAGAAGTTTATTGATTGAAGTTCCCAATCTAAAATATCACCTTGTGCATATTTATTATATTCTTCTAAATATAATTCATTATTTAGTTTTTTTAATAATTCTTCTTTATTTATTTTTAACCATTCACGTATTCTATTCATAAATGTATTATAAACACTATCCCACCAACTTTCTGAAATTACAATAACTTCTTCTTCATCTTGAATTAAAGTCTTTGTTTTTTCTTTAGGGAATCTCTCAAAGAAGTAATCTTGCGCTACTTCGTCAAGAACATAAGAGTTATCATATCTACTCTTACGAATATATTTCGTGAACATATAACATTTCTTTTCTTCTTCGTATTCGATAGGAACTAAGTTTTTTCTAATTAACATTAAGAAGTTTGATAAAGTAAGATTTTTCTTTTGGTCTGCAATCATATGCATAAAATTAATTAAAATCTCTCCTCTTGGTTTATCCTCAAGTTTATCAAAAGCTCCCGCTTTAATCAAATTAACTACTTTTTCTTTTGAAATAACTTTTTTCTTTTTACCATTATTTAACTTATCTAAGAAATCAACTAAACTTGTATAAGGTCTATTCAAAATTATCTCTTGGATAATATGTTCTCCAACTCTTGAGATACCTTTAATACCATAACGAATAGTATTTTCTTTTACATCAGGAGTAAATCCCAATCTTGATAAATTTATGTCTGGTAATTTTATGTTGATGTCGCCGCGGAAATTACTAATAGCAGATGCTACTTTTCCGTATTGAATTTTAGTTTGTGTTCTGACATCATCTTCATCTGTTAATTCAATGATTCCTTCTTCAACTAAATTATAATAATCTTCTTCATTTATCGCCCCAGCATTAACTGAAAGACATGCTGTTTTCCAATAGATATCTGGATAAAAATATGATAAGTTCATTTGTTGTAATGCGATTGTTGAATAAGCCATTGTATGTAGTAAACTAAATGAGTATCCAATTTGTCTACCAATTTGAACATTCCATACATAATTTAACAGATTAAGACTTGTTCCTAATTCGTTACCTTTATCATAAAACATTGTTTTTGTTTTAGCAAGAATATCTGCTTTCTTTTTAGCAATCGCTTTTCTTAATGAGTTTGCTTCAGTAAGATTAAAGTTTGTTATTTTTGGCTCCATTGTAAGTTGCATAACTGCTTCTTGAGAATCTGCTACTCCGTAAAGTGGCTTCAAGTACTTCTCTAAAGAATCCATTTCTTCTTCTGAAAGACCATACATTTCCATTTCTCTATACCAAAGGCTTATATTATTTTTATATTTTACATATGTTTCAAGTGGTTGTTCCATTTCACCTTGCGACATTAATCTCATTATAGAGTTTGCAACTGCTAGTTCACCAATATTTTGTGGTTTAATTTTTACAATTGCTTGTGAACCAACAGCAGTATCAAATTGGAAAATATCAACTATATCTCCATCTCCAAGTTTCTTCCACATTTCAGGTTCAGTATAATTTAGATTTGCTGGAAGTAGATACTTATTATATGTATCTCTTAATGTTCCTTGCCATTGTATTGAATGGTCATCTAGTAAGTAGTTCATTGTCGCATGAATTTTGTCAAGTGCTTGCACAGTTAACATATCATATTTAAGCCCACCAATTTGTTCACTATCATCAAGATTATAAGCACTTACAACTACACCACGACTAGTTTTCATAATTGAACTATGTAGGGTTGGGTCTTCATTCGTGATTAAAACACCTGCGGCATGAACCCCAATACGTGTTATTAATCCTTCAATTGCTATTGCAAGTTCCCATAAATCAGGATTCTTATTCATTTCTTCTAAAAATTGTTTTACAGGTTTATGTTCATCATCACCATAGAAACATTGGGTAAGAGTTAAATCAAACCCACGCTCACTAGGAACCATTGATGTTAAGTATCCAACGAATGAATCATCTAATTCTAAACTTCTACCAGCAGTTCTTAATGCTGATTTACTTCCTTCAGTCCCAAATGTACAAACATTAATTAAGTCTGCACCGATACTATTGAAATAACTTTGTAGTTTATTGAATATTTTAAGTCTTTTCGTTGATTCAGTATCAACATCAATATCAGGTAACCCTGGTCTATCGGCATGAATAAATCTCCATGGCGGTAAGTATAACATTTGTGTTTGTGGGTCTAACTGAGTAATACCAATCAAATAATTGATTAAGAATCCCGCAGCTGAACCACGACCTGGACCAACTAAACTATCTGCTTCGTTCCAAATAATCTCAATCATTTTTGCCATAGTTATAAAGTAATCTGAAAGTGATTGGTCGATTTTTACTGATGTTTCATAGATTTGTTCTAATTCGTAGTCAAGTCTTTTCATTCTTTCTTCTATCGTTATTTCAGAAGAAATAGAATATATCTTGTCATAATAACCTTCAAATACTAAATCCATTAGGTATCTGTTCGCGGCTGAATGGCCATTAATAAACAGGTTAAGGTATTTGTATTTATCTAAGTTGTTCTCTTTGAATAAATCTTTTACTATTCTTAATTTTTCTTGGTCAAATCTTTCTTGTTCGTATCTAACTTTAGGAACGACTTGGCTATGGTTTAAATCATAATCTTCAATCATATTAAGTATTTTGTTTGTATTATTTTTCATATCTTCAATTTTTGGCATTGAGATATATGTATTAAAATAAGATACGACTTCTTGATATGACATAAGATATGCGGCTGAATAGAAAGCATCTACTTCTCTATCTCCACTCTTACTATGTAAGAATTTCTTATGCATTTCTCTATCTTCTTTTTTAAGATAATGACTATCTGTTGTGAATACAAAAGGATAATCTTTCCAATGATTAATAATCATATGCTTATTGTATGCTATTTGGTCTTCACTATTTGACGGTTGTAATTCGACAAAGAAATTCCCTTTACCGAATATTCCTTCCATAGTTGAAAGGAACTCTGTAATTTTATCAAAGTCATTCATTGCGAACATGTGCCCAGTATATCCACCTAAACAAGCAGTAGTTGCTACTAAGTGACCTGGGCTTCTACCTATAATCTTTTGTAGGTCTGTTATGAAAGTTGGGACTCTCATTATGTTTTTATAATATGCTCTACCCCAAGCTTTACTTGATATTTCTCTTAATTGTTTATGTCCTATTTTATCTTTTGCTAAAAGTAATAGGTGATAGAACTTTTCGCCTTTTACATGATTGTCTGAAGTTAAATCTCTACGAGTAAGATATATTTCATTACCGAGTATAAGTTTAAAATCTTCATCTTTATACTTCTTGTTATAATAGTTAATTGCTTTTACATGACCGCTTAATGCATCATGGTCAGTTATAGCAACACCTTTCAGATTAAGCTCAAAAGCACGGTCTATAAGTTTATCTACCGTGTTTATTGAGTCAATCAAACGTAAATTACTATAATCAGTTACGTATGGTTATGTAAACTAGTATAACTATTTATCTTTTTCATAACCCGTACCACCACCTTTCCATTCTCTACGAATGTTCTTTTTAAATTTGTGTAAATATTTTCCTACTTTGCAGTTGTTTATTTTACTTATTGTTACAGTACCGATGCCAGTTTTTTTTGAAATATCTTTTTGTAACATATTAGTTTGTAAAAGTTCTATTATTTCTATTGTCTTTTTATCGCCTATCCGCATTTTTCTATTCTCTGTACTCATACCAGATTCCTGTCTTATATTGTTTTTGAAATTATGTAAATGTTTCCAACTCTTACAGGTATTTATATAGTTAATCATATTCCTATGCATATTATATTTATCGGCAATTTCTTGTTGGCTAAGTCTAGTATTTTTTAATAACTCTATTATTTCTAAAACTTTTTCATCTGTCAACTTTGCAGCTGGATTATTTTCCCCTGTTTTACTTATTGATTTTGGATTTTTTCTAATTGGATATTCTGTATTCGAATCATTCCATTGTTCGCCGTTGTTTATGTAATAGATTTGATTCCCTGTTACATTTAAGTTTAATTTTTTAACAATATCTGGATACGTCAAAGATGTATTTTTAAGTAATTCTCTTATCTCTTTAACTTCATCGTTTGTCATTTTAGAGCTTGGATGGTCTTCACCTGAATTCATTAAATCTCCTCCATGAGTCATATTATAACCATATCCTTCAATATAATGAGTATTATATTTTAATATATAAAATATTTCCCTTTCTTTTAATTCCTCTTTATCCTCTATGTTATCTTCTAAGACTTCGATTTTAAAAGACTTTATTCCATATTTTCTTATCGCTTTATGAAAAATAGAATTAGTATTATGGTTCATAGCGTCTCTTATATGTAATAATTTTCTCTCTTCTAAAATTTTTGTTGTAATACCTATGTAAGATTTTTCGTTAACAGTATTAATAAATTTATAAACTAACATTTTATCACCTCTATACATATAGTATAACACAAAATAGGAAAATTTTCAACTTTATGGTTGTGCAAAATGTTGAAAATTTTCTACCATGCTTAAATCGCCGCACGCGGTGTATCAGAAATTAATCTCTTAGTAACGTTAAAATTTCTTCTAACTTATCTGCTGTTGCAAATTCTATACTTTCTCCAGCTTCAATAATTGCATATTCAATACAGTTAGTTAAGAAACGATAAAGTATAGTAGTTCCATTCCAACTAAGAGCTTGATAAGCTGGTTGTTCACATGAATGATAAGACCAACCATAATTTGGAATCCAGTAGTATGGATATCCGTCATAGTATGGCCAGCAAGTAGTTGTACCAGAAATAGAGGTTCCACTCCAATCAACACTATCAGTAGTAGTATAATCTGTTAAATTAAGAGTCGTCCCGCTAATAGTTGCAGTTGCTGATAAAGTTCCTGATAATTGTTCAGGTGCTGGTTCGTTTAGATTATCTGCTACCCACATTCCATTAATAAATTTTTTCATTTTTAATACCCTCCGTTTTGTCGGTCAATATTGACCTTTGATTTTTGTTTATATGCTTCAGTAATTTCACTTCAAGTTATGTTTTCAAATAATTGTGTTGCTAAAAAAATTGCTACTGAGAATCTTTGAGTTGTGAATACATTATCTTCAGTCTCATGGTCACAGGCAATCATAGTAATCCAACTATTTATTAATTTTGTTGTATCTATGTTGTCTCTTTCTTGGTCTTTTAAAAGTAAATTAAGCGTATCTTCAACTTCTCTTTCGGCAGTTTTAGACATCTTATTTTTACCTCGTTCTTCCATAACTTCATCTGACCTTAAAAGCACAGATAAGAAAAACGCAAAGCAATCCGCTAGCTCGTCAAGTATTTTTTCTCTATCTTGTTTATGGCTTTGTTTTCACCATTTTCAAGTCCCGATTGCGTTAAAGTATTCAAATAACTCTACATTAAATGCTAATATGTATTCATCTATTGATACTTTTCTACCAAGTCTTTTAATAACAACATCATTTACTTCTTGTTGTATTGGCATTAATTCAATTAAATTAATTTTCATTCTGTTCTCTCTCCCTTTGGAAAATGTTATTTCCCAAATCTTCCTCTTCCCCAATTTCATAAAATAATGTACTTAATTCCCGTTGGTTAAGTCTTATATATAAATCTTCAATTATATCTATAGGGCTTCTCTCAATACCATCTGCGTGATATAATGAAATACCCCTTTTTCTAAATAACCCTTCTAGACTAAAAGAGTTTGTTGAGTTCTTGCTCATATCCTTCCACCTCTATATCATCTATCATTATTTGTGGAGTTATATTTCCACCCCACTCGTTTACTTGTGCTCTACCTATAACGGTAGCTTTTATTGTTGGTTCTTCAATCTCTTTTAGCTGAGTGGCTAGAGCTTTATTATTAAATTTAATAAAATCTACCCCATTAACTCTAAATTTGACTGTATTTTCTCCTCTACCGATAAAATTAATTGCCATTTTATCTATCATTAATTCAAATGCAAATTTAGGTTGTTGTATTCCATTACCATAAATATGATTTATTGAACCAAATTGAGTTATTAAATTTCTATTAATATTCATTTCTGTGAACATAAAATCTACTTCCAATGAGTTTACATCAAACTCAATGTGTTTTAATTTTTTATTAGCGTATTCAATTAGTCTATCAATATTATCTTCTCTTATCATTACACCATGCGCCATTCCATGCCCTTCGGCGTATTCAACTAATCCGCTTTCTCTTAAGAAATGCATTAATGAAGTAAAATCTCCATTCTGTTTACCACGACCACTTCCTGCATAATATAATTCGTTATCTATCATTTTTGGTCTTAATAGTAAAGTAGGTTTCTTATATTTCTTTAATAATTCCATAGCCACTAAACCAGTGATTGTTTTTGGTATAGCTACATCATCTTCTTTCGAAGCTTTTACAATAAGTAATTGATTCTCATAACTTTTATCTGCATCAATTCTATCACAAAGATATTTCATGAATTTTAATTTCTCACGATTCTGTTTTTCTTTTACATTATATGAATTTCTAGCAACGAACTCATAATACTTTTCTCTTCTTAGATTGCCAGCATAAGTTGTTTCAATTATTTCTTCATTATGGTAATCAATGAATCCTTTAAATAATTCTGCTTTATCATTTTCAGTTCCATATCTAATAACTCCATTCATTAATGGTGCTACATAAAATGCTACGTCTATCTTTGTTGGATTCTCCGTGCTTGTGACACTATAAGCTTGCTTTTCTAATAACGCTTTAAACATAGGATTTTTAATATTACTTAAACCTTTATAAATAATATAATTGTTATCTAAGTTCCTAGTATCCATCATATCTGCGACAATCCCCAATGCGGCTAAATCAACGAAATCTTGATAGATGATTGGAAATTCATCTTGATATAAAAAGTTAAATGCTTGAATAACTTTATAAACTACTCCAGCACCACTCAAACTCTTGTTATTAAAGTTCTCGGACATTTGGTTATTTACAACACATACGTTTTCCATTTCTATAAATTCATCAGCATTATGGTGGTCCATAATAATAACTTGATAACCTAATTCAACCATTTCTTGTTGCTGTTTATATTGCATGGTTCCCGCATCTGGTATAATAACATAATCTGTATCTAGCGGAACTGTATCCACTATAACCCCATGCTCTTTACCTTCATGAAGTCTATATCTTATTTTTGCTTCTGGAAAGAGTCTTTTGAAAAACGAATAAAATATTGCTGAACTTGTAATACCATCCACGTCGCTATCGACTTGTAGGAAAAATATTTTGTTCTCTTTAAATCCCTTATATAATAATTCTGCTGCCTCTTCAATATTGTCTAAATTTCCGTAAAATTCTTGGTCTTCTAATCTTGGTCTCTCTATAAAACTGAACGCATTCTCTATACCAAGTGCTTCTAAATAATCCTTTACTGGATTAGCTGAATTCAAATTAATGCTCGTGTTCGGTTTCACTCTATATCTAATTTTACTACTCATTATCTTTTCACCCTGTATTTTATTAATTCCATAAAAACATCCTTTCCTTTATCAATAGGAGAATCCTTTAAATCTAATTGGTTATCAGTATCAATAAGAAATGTAACTTTAAAATATGGCTTTAATATAGTTAATAATTTATCCCATTCTGCCATAGTTTCTTCTCTTTCTTTCTTATTAGTAAAATCTTTGTCATATGCTAACATAACTTCATTAACTTCTAATGATAATAATAAGTTTAAATGGTCTAATGTGATTTTATTACCTAGCGTCGCAACACTAATATTATTACCTTTTAAATATTCATCTGCTTTTAATACTGATTTTTCTCCTTCAAATATAATTATGGTTTTCTTTTTCTTTATGTTCTCTTGATTTTGATAAAGTCCGTATAGCACCTTTCCAGTAGGAAAAGAATAAGTTGTGTTATAAGACTTTAGAGGCAAGTATTTATATGGTGAGTCTGGATTAAGAAATCTACCTCGGATTCCTATTAAATCACCAGCATGGTCAAAATTAGGTATTACTATTGCATTAAGGAAGCTATCATATAATATGTTAAACTTCTTCATAGCCCTTTCTGTAATTCCTTCATCAATCCATGACTTTAATCCTTTTAAATCATAACTAAATCTATTTAATACATCTTTATCATATACTGTTAATTCAGTCTGACCATATGATGTTTTTTGCGTTACTTTACGTAGAAACTCAATATCTTTATATATTTCCACATCAACAGGTTTGTTGTTATCAACCCCAGTTGTTCTTATTGCCTGAGATAAATTAGTTTCTATACCACGAAGTTTGTCCATCTTCATAAGTAAATCAAATATATCAAACATTTTATTACACTCTGTATAACATCTAAACATCTTTTCGTTTTTATAATAATATAGTTTCGGACTGCCGCCTTTTAAATTATGACAGGCAGTAGGAAATATAATCTCTGTTTCATTTTCGTCAAATGGTAGAACGCCGTATTGACCTAAAATATTCTTAATTTCTGTATGCGTCAATTGCATTCTCATTTCTTTAATCTGGCTTGACATTTATTTGTCACCACCCTCATCATCATCATCTTTTTTCTTATTATGTTTATCCACTATAACTTCTAATAAATCTTTTACCTTATAAGTATATTCAATTTTTCCTAGATTATGCATAACATTATAATTAGTATCTGTTAATAATACGTCTATTGCTCTACAAGTTCCATAATCAAATATTCTAAATAATTTTGCATTTACAATTTTACCTCTACGGTTTTTATAAATATCAATAACCACATTAGGTATTGGTAAATCTAATTCTTTTAAATAAGTTGCAATTTCTTCTAACTCTGTATCTAATAGTTTTAATGCAATCATACCAAAGTCTGCTTTATCTGCAATCGCTTTTGAACCAGCGATATTATTCTCATTTCTAAATTGACGTTTTTCCCAGCCTCTATTAACTTGAGTCCCGCTCATTATAAATACATTATAGTCAGCCGCAAGCTCTTTCAAAGTATTTGATAACATCATTAATGTAACGTCCTCGCGTAATCCTGTACGAGAAAATTCCATGTTTAAAGAAGGCGTTGTGAAAATATAATCGTAGAATATATTGTAGATTTTATCTGACAATATATACTTAATTATTTTACTACGCACTAATGAGATGTTTGGGTCACTAATCTTTTCAATTCTAAAATTTTCTGAATAGTCTTGAATTAGCCTTATCGCAATCTGAATTATTTTCTTTTCTTCTGGACTGTAAGTAGCATTAAGTATCTTGTCTTCATTAATTCCGCTAACATATGCTAATACTAATGTTTGAATTTCATCAGGCTCCATTTCAGTTGCAATAAAAAGTATTGGTCTTAAATGGTCTCTAATAATAATCTTTCCATCTTTGATATATGGCATTGATAGTGCACAAGCATTACCAACCATAAAACGAGTCTTCCCATGTCCAGTCGGAGCGCTATAAAGATAATACTTTCCAAGTCTTGCACCACGAGTAGAAAAGTTTAATATCTCGCCATCTAATGGGTACCCCACTTCAGGATGGACACTTAATTCTTCTACTAATTCTTGTAGTCCTTGACCTACAGGAATTGCTTTTACATTTGCTTTACTTATATTTTTATCTTCAACATTCGCAATTCTTTCACGAATTCTATCAAAGATTTGTTTAACTTCTAAATTGTTTAATTTTTCATTTTCTTCATCTATTTTCAGAAAATCTGCATCTGGGTTATAGAATTCTCTTATGTCTATACCGCTTCTACTAAAATCTCTTAAAATAGTAAATTTCTTAACTCTATTATAATAATAGTCAAATTGACTCTTATCAAAATTTATATCTACTAACGTGTTTAATCGTTGTAAATATTCGTATCCGTTTGTTTTTGTATATATCTCGTATTGTTTAGTAAACTGTCTAAGATATAGGTCTACTTGCCCCGGCGTAAGTGTAATTGAACCTTCCACCGAAAGATTGTACATGGCGCCAAACAAAATTTCATGTAATCCTTCAAAATCTGTTGTAGATAATATATATCCATTTTGATGGATTATATCTGGCTGACGCATGATTACTCCAAGCACATACATTATCGCATTCGAATCATACAATGTTTTTTCTGCCATTAATCATTACCCCCGATTTCTTAATCATCGCCTAATTCTCCTATTTCAATTTTTTTCATTGGTTTTCTTTCTTTTAACTTGTCTGCTTTTAATATAATATTGGTTGATTCTTTTTTAAGGCTATTCAACTTAGCCTTTTCTCTTCTTTCTTCTTTTTCATAATACTCTTTTGCTTCGTCTGCTGTCCACTCTATAAAAGATATCCCATATCTCGGTTCATACTTTTCTTTCTTTACTTCGACATGGAAAGTTAAAGCGCGGGCGATATCGTCGTATCCCAACCCACGCTTAGTTACGAATTTATTAATTTGTCTTTTTATAGTGTCATTAATAAGTTCTATTCCTAGAGTAGAGCAAATAAATTGTTCTAACTCTTTTTTTTCCATTTTTATCTAAGTCCTTTTTTAAGTGTAGTTAATCTTTCTCTTAGTGCGAATAACGCTGAGATATGATTTCTATTGGTTTTAGTGATTCTAACATTAGGTAATAGTTCTTTAATAGTTTTTATGGTTATATCTTTTTCAGCAGTTTCGAATAATGAACTTGCTAAAGCCGCTACTTCATCTTGCAACGCTTTTAAATCAACTTCCTTTTCTTCTACAAAAACTTTAAAGTCTGCTTCTTCAATAGATTGCGTTCCAAAGAATTCATCTTGTTTTTTGATAGCTTCTTCTAACCCTTTAATAAGATTTTCATAAGTAAATTCAAATCTTTTCGGGAAAAATCTTGCTCTCTTTTTAACTTCAACATGTCCTTTACTAATTTCTGAGTAAGCATAAACTGTTGATTCTTCAGGTTTGTCATCAAGTTGTTCCTTTCTACTATAAAGTATAAAGTCCGCTAAACCTTTAATAACACTTGAAGGCCTTTTATTGATGTCTACTTTAACTGAAATTCCATTATCGTCTGTTACTTCGTCAGAATGCGCAACCATGATAAGCCCGAATCCTCTTTGTGGGATTGAGTTAATCACTTTTTCAAATTCATTTTTAGCCATTGAGTATCCTTGTCCATAAGGGATTTTACCAATTTCTTCTACACCCTTTTGTGAACAAATATAATTAACACACGCTTTGTATGCCAATCCGATTGTATCAATAGCAATAGTTTTAAATTTTTCTCTAACATTATCATTGTCCAGTTCTCTTAAAATTTGTTTAAGAGTAACCCAATTCATAATATTCTTTGCGTATACGCCTGGTATAAACTTATAACCTACTTCAAAAGCAAGTAAAAGTGTATGTTCTATATCTCCAACTGCAACAGATGTTTTTCTAGTTCCAGGCTCGCCATAGATAAGAAATACCTTGTCTAAAGGTGAACTACTAACTTGATGAGGTTTTATATCTAATAAACTCATTTCTTTTCATCTCCATTTTTAAAAATAGGGTTCTTTTGTAAGAACCCCCATTTTTTGATTATAATAAGCTTCCTGCGCCAGATTTGTCAGGATTGTTATTTACAGTTGATTCGCCAGATTGTACTCTTGTTTTTCCTTCTTCTTCAACATTTAATAGGTATTCTTGATAAGATTTTTCTAATTGACTAATTTGTTCTTTAGAATAAGCTTCTCCTGAAACGATAGGTTGTTTTCCACCAACAATTTCAAATGCCTTAATAGTTTTAGGGAAATGTTTAACAATCGGCTTACCGAACATAACTTCTTCTACTACTTCTTCAATAGTAGTGTTGTAATTGATTTCTCCATTAACAAAGATTGTTGTGCCTTTAGTATAATGCGTTTCAATGTTATTAACCATTTTGGTATTGTCCATTTTAACAGTTAATTTAATAACTCTTAAATTGTTTCCAGAATAATCTGATTGACCAACTTCCATTTCATATGCAATTAATTTTTCTTCTTTATTCATTCTTTCATGAATAGGTTTGATTACATATCCACCAAGTTCAAATGTTGCTACATTTGGTTCAGTGTCTTTCGCTAAGTTAACAAATCCTGCATTAACTTCGGTAAAAGGAATTACTTGTCCTTCGGTAGTATTATAGAAAGCTCTACTTCCTATTTCACCAGTAATTTTAACTCTACGGTCAACATATCCTTCTAAGTCATTATAGTTTCTATAACGCTTGTTAGGTTCGTCTTTCTTAGTCAACTCGTAAGAGAAAAACTTGTGTTCTACTTGATTGGTTTCTGAAACGTGAACAGTGAATTTACCTGCAATATAGTTTTTACCATCTTTTTCATCACGTCTAACTTCTAAATCTTTTAATGTTCCAATAACATAAGTCTTGTTTGTTTTTTCCATTTTCTTCTTTTTCTCCTCTTTTAGATTTTTATTTTCGTTTTTTTAAGATAATGTTGTGATATGACTTAGTAGCCCAACAAAGTCATATCGCTTGTTAAATTATTACTCAGCTACGAATTCTGCTCCAAGTGCTGTCACTTGGTAAGTAGTGTATGCGCGTTCTTCTTCTAATCCATCTTTATTGATAATTTTCATAGTAATTTTTGCTGGTTTTTCAACAAATAATCTTTTTACTAATGAGTTAAGAACGCCATGAATTCCTCTAGGGTTTAAATCTGTTGCTTCTGCAATTTGAGCTCCAGTCATTGCTTCTTCTTGACCTTGTAAAAACTCTAATACTACTGCAGCTTTTTCAGTTAATTCTACTTTTGTTTCATTTGGCATGTTTTGTGTTCCTCCGTTTGGTAATTATTTTTTTATAGTTTGTTTTAAATACTAACAGTGGGCAAGACCGCTCGTATAAAATATAATATTTTAGGTTTTTTCTCTTATATAAATATTATACTACAAACTTCTTAAAAAGTCAAATTTATAAAACCTTTCTCCAGTTTTGTATTCCAAAATCTTAGTAAAAAAGTTTACTTATTTTTAACTTTCTATACTTATATTATACTTTAAATTAAACAAAAAATCAAATTTAGTTAAGCTTTCTCTTAGTTAATTATGCTACTAATATCGCCGTTTGCTATTTTAGCTCCAAGTGAACTTTTACTTTTAACAGCTAGGGTCTTTATACTCACTAAACTATTCTTTTTCCCGCTAAAAATAATAACATAATCTTTTTCACCATTTAATATTTTTATTGTATTTTCGGCAATTACTTGCCCATTAGAACCTTTAGCAGTGATATTAAAATCTTTGCCTTCGGTTAGTTTTGCTTGGTTATCACTATTAATAGAAAATACTTTATCAGCTGGGTTCGCCGCTAAAGCCGCAATGGCGTTATCGTTTATCCCTTTTGTTCCAATTGTAAGCCTACTTGTTTTTGTTACTTCTGAAATAGAATACTTAACTAGTTTTCCTTTTTCTCCAAGTATATAAAGAACATCATTTTTACTAACGAGTCCAACATAAATTAATTTATCTCCTTCACGAAGTTTAATTGCTTTTGTTGTTGTTTTTACTTTAGCATATTCAGATAAATCTGTCATTTTTACAGTTCCATTCGCTGTAACAAAAATAGCCATATCTTTCTTTGAGTTTTCTATATCAAATGCCGCAATAACATCAATACTATTATCTAATGTTTCTAACTCATCAACAGTTAGATTTAATATTTTATGTTTAATTATAACGCCATCTGATGAGAATGTTGAAAGTGTATCAATTGGCTTAGCATTTAAAATTCCTGCTATAGCCGCATCGTTCAAAACTGAACCTCTTTTACCAAAAGGAATTTTATTTATATCATTTTGAGATGTATATACTTTCCCATTTTCAAAGACAATGATATTCACTGGTTCCTTAGCAAGTTTGTTAGTTGCGATAGAAGTATTTGAAAGTTTAGTTTTTCTTGTATCTCCAAAATTCTTTTGAATTTCTTTTAATTCAGATGCTATAATTTCATAACGAGCTTTTTCACTAGTAAATATTTTTTCTAATTCTTTCGCTCTTTTTGCAGAGTCTAATAAGTCTTTATGAATTTTTTCACTATCTAATTTACTTAAACTACTTAATTTTATATTAAGAATTGCTTCTGCTTGCGCTGGAACAAATCCATATTTTTCTGTTAGAGTTAATTTTGCTGAAGCTTTATCATCAGATTGTTTTATCATCTCAATAATTTCATCAATAATAACAATTGCTTTAATTAATCCTTCAGAAATAACTCTCTTTCTTGTAGTTTCTTGATACTCTTTTATACTTTTGTTTTCTATTATTTCGCTTCTAAATTTCACAAAATGTTCAATTAAACCAATTAATCCTAATACTTTTGGTGTTCCCTTATATATTACAGTATTGCTTATTCTTTGACTTGTCTGAAGTCTTGTATTTTTCCATAAAGTGTCAAGCACTTTGTAAACATTAGCGCCTTTCTTTAAAAATACTCTCAAACTAATACCATCTTTGTTAGTGTTATTTTCATAATCTTCGATTAAATCGAATCCATCCTCAATAACGAGCTTCTTGATTTTTTTAACTACGCCTTCTTCTACATCAATCAAATAAGGTATTTCTGTGAAATGGATAGCCTGTTTAGTTCCAATTTTTTCTATTTCATATTTAGCCTGAAGCGTTACTGCTCCACTACCATAAATATAAATATCTTTTAATTTTTCGCTATCAACTATAACTCCCCCAGTAGGGAAATCTGGACCAGGTACGTATTCCATTAATTCTTCTATTGTCATATTAGGTTTCTTTAAATATGCAAGAATTGCATTTACTACCTCTGTTAAATTGTGCGGAACTAAGCTTGAACTTAATCCTACTGCGATTCCCGCGTTGCCATTACAAATGATATTCGGGAATTTACTTGGTAGCATCATTGGTTCAGTTGTGGTTTCATCATAATTTGGTTTGAATAAAACAACATCTGAACTTAAATCTTCAAGCATTAACTCACCAATTTTTGTAAGTCTACACTCTGTATAACGCATAGCCGCAGGTTTGTCTCCTAAAATACTACCATTATTACCACCGACTTCAATAAGAGGGTATCTCATTTTCCAAGATTGTCCTAATCTAATTAGTGAGTCGTAAATTGCCTTATCTCCATGAGGATGATAGTGCATTATTTCACCAACAACACTTGCGCATTTCATCATTGATTTATTATTCCATAGTTTTTTCTCTGCCATAGCATATAAAATACGTCTATGAACAGGCTTTAGATTATCTTCAACCTTAGGAATTGCTCTTGATGTAATTACCGCATTTGCGTATTCAAGAAAATCTTCTGATATCTTTTTATTTATCTCCATAAAATTGCCAAGCCTCCTTGAATTCATTTTTTATTCTCAAGAAGTTTTCTAAACACTCCTCGCCTGTATTATATGTTATAATTGTATCGTGTGTATTCCCCTCAATCATAACTTCTTTTTCATTCAGTCTATATACTCTGTGAGTATATCTATATTTTTTTCTTAATTCGTCTTTAGTCATTATTCACTATCCTCTCCATCTCCAAAGAAATCTTCTTCGTTTAATTTATCTGTATTTTGGATAATAAAATTTCTACGAGCTGTTGAAGATTTACCCATAAGTGTATCAAATAGTTTTAATGTATCTTCAAAGTTTTCTGCAGTTAATTTTACAATCTTTCTTGTTTCTGGATTCATTGTTGTATCCCATAAGTCTTCGGCATTCATTTCACCAATACCTTTGAATCGTGTAACTTGTCCTTTACCGCTAGCTTTATCTAACTCATCAGTAGAAAAGAAATATTTTACTGATTTAGGTGTTGTAGATTTGAATAGCGGCGGTATAGCCACATAAACCTTACCTTGTTTGATTAGTTCTGGCAGGTGCATTGCGATTAATGTTAGTATTAGGACATTGATGTGTTTCCCATCTGGGTCTGCGTCTGCGAGTATAATTATTTTACTGTATCTGAAGTTCCTTATATTGAACTGATTAGCAACGCCTGTTCCAAAGGCTGTAATCATATCCTTGATTTCTTTATTTTTTATAATGTCTGCTAGTTCTTTTCCATGTGTATTTAATACTTTTCCTCTTAAAGGTAGTATTGCTTGATTCTTTGGATTACGACACATCTTAGCTAATCCACCAGCTGAGTCTCCTTCAAGAATCCAAACTTCTCCATTTCTATCTTTACAATCTACAAGCTTACTTGGTAAGTCTTTAATAGAATTCATGTCCTTGCCGCCTGACTTAACTTTACCTGCGGCTTCTCTAGCTCGTTTAGCCGCATCAAGTGCTTTCTGTTCAGATATAGCACGGTCTACAATTATCTTTAAATCTTTTTTCGTTATGCTATTTTCAAAGTTAGCTGTTAGTAATCTACTAACTGCTCCACGAGCTCCAGGCGTCATTAGTTTATTTTTTGTTTGACTTTTGAATATAGGTGCTTCAGCTGTCCTTATCGAGATAGCCGCATTCAATCCAATACGTAGTAAATCTCCGTTTAGATTTTCATCTTTCTCTTCTAACATACCATATTTTCTTGCAAGTTTATTTATTGAATTTGTGAACGCAGTTTTAAATCCAGTAACGTGAGTTCCCCCCTCTTCATTGGGGATGTTATTTGTGTAGGCATATATTCTTTCCATGCTTCTATCTTCAAATTGAAATGCAAGCTCTACCATGAAGCCAGGTTCTTCTCCTCTTACGTAAATAATATCGGTAAGCGGTTTCTTTGATTTGTCTTTAATCATTTCCTTAAGACCGTCTTTACTTTTAAACTTCTTACCATTTAAAATAAAGGTGGCTTCTGAAGTCAAGAAACTCAATTCTTGAACTATTCTCTCAAGCTCTTTAAGATTAAATGTTTCGTTTTTAAATATTTCTGTATCGGGAATAAATTCTATTGTAGTCCCAGTATCTTTAGAAACCTTATTAACTACTTCGAACTCTTGAATGATTCCCTTTTTGGCTTCAACCATTGCTTTTTTATTATCACGTCTTGACTCAATGTAAAAATAATCAGACAAAGCATTAACTGCTGTTAGTCCGATACCATGTAATCCACCAGATACTGAATATCCGCCTTGTCCAAATTTACCACCACTGTGTAAACTTGTGCAGATTTCAATTATCGCTTCTTTACCATTTTTAGTTTTACCGAAAGGTATTCCACGGCCATTATCTGTTACTGTTATTGTTTTTCCTTTTGTTGTTATTTCTATTACATCGGCATGGCTGTTTAAAGCTTCATCAATGCTATTTGAAATAACTTCAAGTGCTAAGTGATGTATTCCGCTTGAATCTACATTAGCTATATACATAGCTGGTCTTAAGCGAATCGCCTCAATGCCCTCGAGTGTTGTTATATTTTTACTTGTGTAACTCATCTTCCACCTCAAATTTTATTGATATTTCTTTACCTTTATTCTGATGTATTATTTCACTTAGATGTTGCACTGCTTCAAACATAGTTTCTGCCTCTACAGTCCCGTCCTCAAAACTCATTATATAAGATAACATATATCTATAAAATGTATCACCAAAATCGTTATCTAAACAATCTTCAATAAGCTTATTAAGAGATTTTAACCAAACAAATATGTCCGAATAGGCGTCTCCGAAAAATTCAAGGCGGTCTATAGGGTTGTCAGTATTTTTAAATCTTCTAAAGTTTTTCATTAATTTATTATATTCGTCATGAATCTCTTCTAGTAATCTTTGTCCTTCTTTATTCATCTTGTACCTCGATTAATATTATTTTCGTTATTGGTATATTAAATGTATAATTTATTTCTCTTGTATAAACCGTTAAGTCATTATATTCTTTCGTATATAAAATATATCCAAATTCTTCTTTATATGGTTGATAGTCTATTGTTAAAACATTCTTAATAGCTATAACTTGCTCTTCTCCAGCAAATAATTTTAATTCGTTATTCTTAGTCATTTTTTCTACCTCTACATTCCATTCATAATTTCTCTTTTTCTTTTTCCATATTGTTCTCTCATTCTAATAACTTGAGGGTGCTCCATTGAATCATAGAAGCCCGCTAAGCTTCCGATATTTTCTACAAGGAAATCAAGTTCATTAGTTTCTTGCAATATACTATTCAATGTTTTATTCTTTTCCATTTTAGTGCTTTGTCTTTTCATAATATAATTCTCCTTTTTTTTCATATATTACAGTTGTTACTGTAAATTTTTCTGATCCCCCTGTTTGAGGACTATAAGCATAATAGAATTGAGAAGAAACCCCAATAATAAAATAACCCTCATCCAATTCTTTTTCTATAAAAGTAGCTATATATGGATTATCATAGCTATCGTAATCAACTACCTTTTGTTTTTTGTCCATTCCTTATTCCTCCAACTCGTTTAATGTTTTTTCTATTAATTCATTTTCATACTCACCAAAACTGTTAGCTACTGTTCCAATCCATCTTTTTGATTCTTCTAGAAAGAAGAACGTTCCAGAACCAAATCCTTCTGTATGCGTTATAAACAAACTGTCTATTCTTTTTCCGCTTCTACCTGTCTCAATTATTATTTTAAACCAACCATCAAATTCTAATCCATACTCATGTTTAAAATTACTTATTAAAGCTGATTCAGTAAAAGCCATATACTCGTCAATATAAATATTTAACATTTTAGTGCTTTCTCTTTTCATAATATAATTCTCCTTTTGGCGCCATATTCTTACGCCACCAATGTCTATCTAGATTTTTATTAATCCATGTATTTGCAATCATATTACAGAATTGTTCTTCGGGGTCTGCTTCATGCCCTTCGTCTGTATTATAATATTCTACTCTGTCTATTTTCTGTGCCTTAAGATGGCCTTCATGTGTCCATTTCATTGCATGGATAAAACCGCCCAAAGGCCCTGAGAAATCTCTTGTAATCATCGCATGACCTAGTTCGTGCATAAGAATCCAAGCCGCGCTTTCTATAGTTTCATTTTGGTCATGAATAAAAATTTCAATTAACTCGTCTTTATAATAAGTTTCTTTAGGATACATTAATAAGCAATGTCCCCAACCTATGCAACAACCTCTAAATTTACTAAAATCTTTCCCATACACTTCTTTTTCATGATATAGTTCTTTTTGTTTATCAGTCAAATCAGTATATAAATATATTGCACATTTTTTCATTAACGGCATTATTCTATCTCTAAACGTTATTGTAGTCCCAGCGTTCTTTCTTAATATATCTAGGATTAAGTCCATTTTTGAATACATATATTCTCTAGTCCCATCAGCATAATCTTCATACTTTTCATATTGCTCATCAGATACATTTACAAAACCTGACCTCTCAACGGCATTAAATTCAATATATCCTTTTTCACATTCTTCATCATTCTGTATTCTTCTACAGACTTCTATTTTTTCAGCTATTGTTAAATTTTCAAATGGTAACATAGACCAACTTGTTCTCTTCTCTTCCATTATGTTATAATTCTCCTTTTTCTTTTCTTATACTTATATTATATCACAAATAATGAAAAAAGTCAAATTTCAGTTTAAATTTGACTTGTTTTAGAGCTATTTAGTTCTTATAAAATAAAAATTATTCACTTAGTATTTCATCTATGATTGAGCACCATGGACTTCTCATACTCTCAATTAATTCTACTTCTCCAGCAAAAGGCTGGCCTCTTAATTTTTCTAATGCGATTTGAAAATCACATTTTTGTTTTTTCTGTTGTGCTTTATTATCAATTTGTTTAAGTGAACCTAACAATATGACTTTACAATATTTTCCTATCCTTGTTAAGACAGTTTTAATACTATTCATTTCTAGGTTCTGTGCTTCATCTACAATAACAATAGTGTTCTCAAAGCTTGCGCCTCTTAGAAATTGGATTGGTACACATTCAATATACTTCATAGCTTCCATTTTACCTATGCCGCTATATGCAGTAATATGCTCAATATTGTCATGTAGACCTCTCATATATACTTCGAACTTCTCATCTAAGTCCCCTGGTAAAAAGCCAAGGCTCTTACCCACTTCTTCAGGCTCACGAGTATATACAATTTTTCCGTACTTTCTATCTCTCGCTACTAACTGTAAGGCTGAAGCTAAGGCTATAAAAGTCTTACCTGTCCCCGCATTACCTGTTCCAAAAATAATTGGTCTATTGTTTTCAAATATCAATCTAACCAATTCTGCTTGTTCATTATTGCCTTTAGTTGTTACACCTACAACACTAATAATTCTCACCCCGTAATATTTATTTTTGTTCTAAACTGTATATCTACAAACTATTACTTCAATGTTAAATTCTTTTTCGGCATTTTCTATCATTCTTTGGACTGTCATCCAGCTCCCGCCGCCAAGTCCACAACCCATTCCTAATGGCACATAAACTTTTTTACCTGTTGAATTAGCTTCTCTTAGTACACCTTCAAAAGCGTCCTTAAGCGCACTGTAATCAGTGAATTGCCCTTTTGTTCCATAATTAGACTGTCCAAACAAATTAGCTATTTGTAACTTTTTATTAACGTTAACTAATAAGCCAGACCCTAATAATGAGTCTTTATTAGGTGCTCTATCACAAACTCCATTATAGAATTCGAATACGTCAGGAAACTTAGCTCTTATTTGCTTTGCCAACCCCGAACCCATTACACCCCAAGTATTAACTTGATGACAAATAATCCCTTCTTCAATTAAAGTAATATCTTGATTAATAATTTTCATTATATGCTCTCCTTATTTTTGTTTAAACTTCTCTATTTTTCCTACTATCTTTTCTTCAGCGACAGAGCCAACAGTGAAATCCATTTTTCTGCCCTCGTATCAGAATTGAACGTTAGGAATTGCTATGACTCCAAATTGTTTTTTTAACAATTCTTTATCAAAGTCATCAACGTTAATATAAATAAATCTAATATCTTTACTAACTTCTTGTTCTTCTTCAAGGATTGGTTTTATTTTTTGACACCCTTTACACCAGTCTGCATAAAAGTCAAGAATAAATTTTTGATTTTGACTGGCTCTCTTTAAAGAGCTTTTATCTAAATCCATTATATTCCACACTTCTCGTAGTCGCAATCGTTACTACTACATTGAGTACAGCCATTCTTTTTAACTAAATGACTACCACACTCTGGACAATATTCTAAACCAATTTTTTCAACTTGATAATCACTTTCTCCTATTTGGATATTAGTAATAAATTGTTTTTCTTCTTGAGTCGCTTTATTATATCATAGCTCTTTAATAACCATTGATGGTTTTTCCGCAGGATGTTTATCAAAACTATCTCCACCACCTGTAAGAATACCAATTTTTTTACAGTTATCTCTAAATACTGTAACTCCTTTAATTCCTCTAGCCCAAGCGCTTTTATAAATACCTTCGACATCTCCAGTTGTAGCATCATTAGGTAAATTAAATGTTGAAGAAATTGCTGTATCAACATATTTTTGAATAGTCTCTTGAACTTTTAATCTTGAATTAACATTAATATTCTGTGAAGTTATTTTAGCCCAATCAGGTAAATCATAATGATTTTCAAGTTTGAAATACTTCATCATTTTTAACGGAGTTTTTTCGTAAATTCAAATTGTCTTTTCATCCTCGAACATAGACTTAATAGTTCTTTGATAGCCAAGCATAAAATAAGGCTCAACGCCGCCACTAACTCCAATAATATTTGATATACTACCAGTTGGTGCAATACTTAGTAATCTACTATTTCTTAAACCATACTCTTGTATCATATTTTTTGTTTCTTCTGAATAGACTTCATTAAAGAACCTTGAACTAGAAATCTTTTCATAATCATATTTCGGGAATGTTCCTTTTTCTACCGCTAATTCAACCGACGCTTGCGCCGCCGCATTAGCCATTGTAGACATAATCACATCAAGAACTTTAATAAATTCAGATGTTCCATATCCTAATCCCATACTTAAAGCTAAATCAGCAAGTCCCATAACTCCTAATCCAACTTCACGCCATTCTATAACATGTTCTCTTTGAGATGCCAATGCATGTCTTTCACCCATTATATCTAATAATTCATCTAATCCACTAATCATAGATTTAACTACTTCAATAAATCTTCCAGAATCAAAATACGCCTCTTCAGTAAAATTTTTTCTTACAAAAGCATTTAAGTTAATACTTCCGAGGTTGCATGAACCATTTGCCATTAAAGGTTGCTCCTTTATTGTTATCGTAAAGACTTTTTATTCTCTACTTCTAGAACTTTCGTTCAACCACTGTCGTATGACAATTAGACGCGGCTTTCCAGATTTATTCATCTGGTAGGTCAGCATATATTTTTATATAATCCGTAGGGGATTATATATCGAGCACTCGTGGATAAATTATATTCTTTTGAACCAGTCCGGATCGCCGCACGCGGTGTATCAAAAGTTTCATTATCTATGCGTTACGATGGTTACACCTATTAAAGTGTAACTTATCTCGGTATTAGCAGTTAAGCCTTCACCGATATTGCTCGATGTTTAATGTGAGGCAAGCAGTTCACCACACGGGTTTGTAGCTGTAAATTCTACTTCATCATATTCACTTAATAAATGATAATTATTAACATTATCAATGTAAATGAATCCTGGGTCTCCCATTGTATGAGCTGAGTAACTAATTAAATGCATTAAATCTCTTGCATTTACAGTTTTTACTATCATCTCATAAGGCGTTTCAAAAGTTAAATTTCAATCTTTATTATTATTATATGCTTCCATAAAATCATCCGTAATCGCAAGGCTAATATTAGCACCTGTAATTTTAGATAAGTCTAGCTTAGAAGTAATAAAATCAATTATATCTGGGTGGTCAATATTTAACATAAGCATTAGTGCTCCACGTCTACTTTCTTGTTGTGTGTGTAAAGTAATAAATGAATATAACTCTGCAAAAGTCATGACACCAGGTGTCGTATTACTACTATTATTTACTTTAGCGCCCTTAGGTCTAAGATTAGATAAGTTCATACCTTGTCCACCACCATAACTATAAGTTTTAGCAATATCAAAAGCTACTCTATAAATATCCTCTAAACTATCTGTTGGATTTTCAGCAACATAACAATTAGAACCAGTAATATTACCGTCTCTACCTATCGCAAAAAGGTTTCTTCCACCTCAAATACCCTCTCGATTTCTAAAAATCTTAAGAAGGTCTGTTCTCCCAAGTGATATTCTATCTAAAAATTCCTTTTTAGTTTCTGTTGGAAGTAAATATTTTTGAAGTATTAAATCTTGACGCTCGTCATTATTGGCTCATGGATTAGCTCTGTCTTGTCGTCTTTTTTCACGATAGAAAGTGAAAAGTTTAAATACTTCTATATCATCATTTTTAATAAAATACTTTTCTATCTCATCTTGAATTGTTTCAATATCTAAAGTTTTACCATTAACAATATCTTTCATGATTATTTTTGCTTCATCAACGCAACGCTCTAAGTCTTTTTCATAACCCGCATCAAGCCTTGCTCTATATACTGCCTTGGCGATTTTCATTAAATTAAAATCTTCAAGTTCTCCATTTCTTTTTTTAACTTGCATTATACACCTCGTATTTATTTTATAACTCCTAAAAATACTGGATGTCTGATACTGTCGTCAGTAATTTCCATGCCAGTTATATTTACGAATAATTCTTCTTTCTCTAGCAATTCAGCCGCTTCAGGCGTTGCTAGCCATTCTCTAGTTGCATCGTCTAATCCAGACGCTACTCTAATTCTATTTCCTTCATGTTCAACTAAAACACCATTTTTCCATTTATTCCAGTATGGCTTAGTTACAGGTAAAGTTCTATGGAATGGGTCTTTAATCATTTTGCGTGTTTTACAAAATTCTTCATCTATCCAAATAGCTCTACCAACTTCACCGAAATTAATGTTCTTTTGTATTAACCAGTATTGCCAAGCTTCTCCACTAGTTCCCTCGTGGTCTCTATTTGGTTCAATAAGGTCTATTACTTTTACTTTAATTTCTCCAAGTTTCTTTTTCAATTTTAGACTTGACCAAGCTTTTCTTGAGCCAGCTCTATAAGGTTCGTTCCTTTTAATAACAAGAACTCCTTCTCCACCTTTAGCCCAAACTTTTTCTGCAAAATCCATAAAATTTTCTTTTACAATAGCAACGGGATAAATATAATCTATTACTTGCTTATAGTTATCGTAGACCACTTGGATTCTTTCTTCAAATGTTTTTTTCCGAAGGTCTTCATAATCATAACATAGACAATCAAAAATATGGAATGATAATGGGCCTCTTTGTTGTCGCTCTAATGCTTTACTAACATTACATCTCATTATTGTTCCAACGTCTTTAGACGTTTTAGTTATGTCATTAAATGATACCTCTCCTAAGAAAACTGTTCCAGAAGGAAAAATAGATTGTAGTTGTTTAGTTATATGTGGTAACCAATCTGCGCGATTCTTATAGTCGCCGCTAACAGTTTTATTACGACCTCTCATTAATGTTTCATCTTCATCAATAATAGACATATTCCATTCGCCATCCCACTTAACCATAGCAACACAATTATTATTGTTATTATCTATCATATCTAATGCTTTTTGTTTTGATAAATCTCCTTCATAGTATTTCATGGCAGGCATATTCCAGTAAGTTGTTCTAAATTCTTCTTTACTTATCTTCATTTTCTTTCTCCTTCTAAAATAAACTATTTGCTTTTTTATAATCTGGCATAATTTTTGGTAATAGATATATAAATGCGTTGTAGTCAGCCGCTAATAGATAATCTTCAGCCCTTGTCATTCCGACATATGCAATATTTATTTCTTCCATATTACCAGGTGCTAGTTCGAAACTTGTTATAATAACACTTTCGTATTCTAACCCTTTTGCTTGATGTATTGTTGAAACATTATCATAACCTAAATTCTTTATTGCTCTTACTTCTTTATTTTTTCTACACAATATCATTGAATTTCTCATAATAAATCCACGTATGACATCAATGCCTTTTACTCTTATATACTCATTTACTTTATATGCATCTCCAGAAGCATTAAGAGTATAAACATTTCCACCATATCCTTTAATACATTCAATATTACTTCTTGATGATTCTTTTTCAATAGTGAAATTTACTCCTTGAATCATTGCTTTATCTTGAACACTGCTTGCGAAGTCTACAATCTCTTGATAACTTCTGTAATTTATATTCAAATCGTGTGTTTTAAAATCATCTAACTTATCTAAAACATCTGGAGTAGCACCTCTAAAAATATAAATTGCTTGCTGTGGGTCTCCAATATAAAACTTCTTTTGCGCAGGAACACGATTAAATAATTCTAATTGTGTTTCATCTACGTCTTGAAACTCATCAACAAATAATGCATCTATTTTTTCAATGTTTAACCCGTAGTCATTTAACTTATCAAGTAAGTATTGTGGTAAATCTGTGAAATCATATAAACCATTATCTTCTTTATACGCTACATAACTATCTTTTACTGACTGAAATACTCTTTTTAGTTTATCATTAACCTCAATATTATAATTACCCATAACATAACTATATAATTGATACATATTTAAGTATTTATAACCTCTATTTTTAATGATACTATTAAGTATTTCTTTAATTCTATCTTCCTCTAACAATTTTACTTTAAAAGTATTTTGAGGAAACTCTTTTGAAACTCTTTTTGATAATATATCTAATTCTGTATAAGCCCAACTATGAATAGTTGACGTTCTTATATTAGTATATTCCATTAATTTATTTGATAAATCCTCTGCGGCTTTACGGGTGAATGTAATAGCCACTACTTTTGAATCAGGATTTTCATTTTTATATCTTGTAATTGCGCCAACAAGTGTTGTAGTCTTACCACTTCCCGCAGGCGCGATAATAACTATTTCTGTTTCATTACATTGTATTGCTAGTTTTTGCTTTTCGTTGAATTGTTCCATCTTTTATAACTCCTTCTAAAAATAGTATGACGTGTCTTATTGTAGGAAAGTTTAACTCTGCATCTTGCCAGTCGTATAATTTTTCTGCTTCTACTAATAAATTAAACTCTTTATATTCTTGTGAATCTCTTATCATTTTTGTATAGGTATCTTCTGAAGAATCACCTAAAGATATAATCATATCAAACTTCTCACTCTTATATGAGTTCCCAATAATCAATGTATGCCTTTTATCAAATATCTTTTTTTGAGTTGGTTTATCTGTCATTGCTTTATACATTGCAAATAAAGTAGGAAGATATAATCTCCCATTATTCATTGAATCAATCTCAGCAAAAAATGGTATTGAAATTAAACTAATATTTTTAATATCTATTACATCAGTTAATTCTCTATAGTCTATAGCCGCTTGAGTTGGCTCAACAGTTGTTAATAATAATATTTTCATTATATCACCTAAAATATTTTTAGCAAAATTTCTTGCTTTTCATTTAAGATTTCTATCGTAAAGATCGGAAGTCTTAATTTATAATTTATTATTTTTAATTTTGAAGTATAGGGCAGATTTATATTGGCTAACTTTTGAGGTACTGCCAATCTATGCTCCCTATCTGATTTTTCCGTTTTAATATGAATGGCAGAAATAAATAGAGCCACGATTGAAGTTAAAAAATCCTCAATATCTGCTGGCTCTTCATTTTTAACCAAACTAAAATCACCAACTATTTGGATTACTGTTGGCTCATTTTTATCTAGTTCATTTATAAACTCTATTATCTTTTTATCAATCTCTTGAAAAAATTCCATTCCATAAAAGTTCGGAACATTCAAATTGAAAACTACCTTTTTATAGGATTTTCTTCGTTCTAAATCCATCTTATCATAATTATAAAATACTTTTTTCATCTGTTTCCTCCGCATCAAGTTTACACAATAGGCTAAAAACCGCAACCGTTGCCCAGGTGTCATCAAAAGCATTATGCTTGCGTGAAAGGAAGATCCCCGCTTCACTTGCAACATCTTCTAATTTTAAATGATTATCTCTTTTTAATATTCTTTTGGACATATTATATGTACATAGTCCTGTAACGCATTCTTCCATTTCATAAAAATCGATACCATTATTCTCTAAAGTTAATCTATCGTTATATAATCCGTGGCTAACTATTAATGTGTTATTAGATTCTCTTAATAACTCATCTATTTTTTCTTTTGCTTCTGAAAGGTTAATCCCTTCTTCTTCTAAATACTCGTCTGTAATACCAGTAAATCGTTCTATAAAATAATTAATTTTTGTTCCATCTAACTTTACATAGAAATTAATTGATTTATGAACTTGAAAAATATCTTCTTCTATTTTCCGAAATAATATCCCAGCAAATTGAATTAAGTCTCCTTCATTATATTCGGCATCGAAAACGAGTATATTATCTTGTTTCATATTTTTAAATAAAACTAACATAAATACCTCCATTTCCATATCTTATATATATATTATACCATAAATTATAAAAAAAAGCAAATTTCATAAACTTGCTTTTCGTATTGTTATTTTTTACAGCGGGAAACTCCACCTAATTTATCAGCTCAATGCTCTGTATAAAATCAGTAGTAGCTTGCGCCCGTAGACACCCTATACCCTTTAAAACAACTAGCTCAAATTATTGAAGGTAATCCAACTATTAACAAATAAAATGGACCTAACATTTTTGATTGCTTTGTATGTCCATATTCATGATTTATTGTATTTGTATAATATTCTCCATCGCCGTAATCAGCAAAGAAAATAATAAACATTCCTAAACTTATTGCACCTCATTTGTTTGTTTTAGCATGAGCTACATATTTTCCTTTATATTTATAGCGTTTCGCAGTTCCAAATACCAAGTATAAAAATAATCCTATTAAGTTCTGTGGTAATTGTCAGATAAAACTAATAATTTTAAACATCATCTTCACCCATGCTATTTTGTATATATTCAAACACTTTATCTATATAATGATTTCCACCAATATCTTTATATCGTTTATAACATATATGTATATGTTCATATGCGACTGAAGATTTTGGCAATTTATTTTTTATATCTTCTGCAAAATTAATTATTTCAGAAGCCAATCTTTGTCTTTCTGTTTCTATTGATTCTGAGTAGTGTTTGGTTAATTGTCCTGATAATTTATGTATTTCTTTAATAACTTCTTCATGTCTTTCAGTGTATGTTTTTTTATCAAGATAATCGATCAATTTCTCTTCTAAACAACTTTCTCTTTCTTCAGCAGTTCTATGAGTTACTTCATTTATTATTTCTTTTTTAAATTCCTCTTGTTTTTCAATTGTAGCTTTTTTTCTTTTATTCTCTTTTGCATCTCGTCTATGTTCAAAGTATGTTAAAAGCCCTGTAATACCTACTAAAAGCCCAGTTATTGTTCCTATTATTAATCAAATATCCATGTTGTATCGCCCTCGTCGCTTTGACAGTAATATTGGCAGGAGTACCCAGAATTGAACTGGGGCTGTACGGGTTTGAAGGCCGACGTGCTGTCCAGTTGACACTATACTCCCAATAAAAATAAAGACTAAATCTGCGGCGCCGCCCTATTTGACCCATACCAAAACTGGTACTGCCAGTTCGGGGGTACGACGGAAATTTACGTGTTTTGCCGAAATATAAAATATTCGCTCTTTTGTTTAAATTTCGCCGCATTTCTTATCTTTACATTAATATTATACTACGATTTTAAAAAATTGTCAACTTTGGAATAAAAAAAGAATATTTATGTGATATTTTAGTCACGTTTATCCCAAACTCCCCATTCCGAAGTTTCATAAATTTCAATATTGAATTTATCTAATAATGGTTTTAATTCTGGAAAATTTTCAAGAGTTGTTTTCATATGATTAAAAGTTAAATCCTCAAGAGCCTTTTCTGTTAATATTAGATTTGTTTTATTACGGTAGTGTTTACGAGAAATTATAAATACATAATCATCTATAGTAAAGTTATCGCCTATAGAAAGTTCTACAGAAGAAATAAAATTATGCATTTTTTCTATAACTTTTGGTTGGCGGTATTTAATTTGTTTCATAAGGTCACCCGAGATAGTTCCGTTTAAGTCTATAAATGCTAATGTGTATTTATGTGGTTCATATGTAAATACATTTTTATACATCTAATGAACTCTCCATTAATAACCTTTGTAGTTTATTGACTGTTCTTCTTTTTGGCATAAAACCATTAATAACAAAACAAGCATAAGGTATATTTTTTATCCATAAGTCTATTCCAGCAAATTCCGCACAGTATTCATCTAAAGTATCGTATATATAAACTCTTTTAAACTTTGTTCCTTTTTCTATTTCCTTGTTAAACCACTTGTCTAACTCTTTACTTGTTGAATGATTCCTAACCCAATGTTGGATATGTGTTAAAGCAAATAAAGTATCTAAAATCCATTTTTTCATTTTATAATTCTCCTTTCTTATACTTATATTATAACATAGATTATAAAAATAATCAAATCTAAATAACAAAATGCGGCTATCCCGAAGGTAACCGCGTTCGTATTAAACTGTTCTCCAATATTTATTGTTCGTTGGTAATTGGTTTGTACTAGTTTTTTTAGCCTCATATTTAATTCCATTATATTCTACGATATCTCCCCTTAAGTAAGTTGTTGTAGAATTCCATTGAGGCGCATAATCCCATGCTCCAACTGTTATTTGACTAGCTTTTGTTTCTTGTAATATATTCCAAGAATATGCGTAAGTTTGATTTATCCCCATTAGGAATAACATTCCAATAACAAGCCAAATGATTGCTATTCTTTTCGCCATATTCTGACTTACGCTATAGTAAAAACTAAGTCGAATGTAATCCCAGCTGCAATTAAAGCATCATAAGCCGCTTGGTCTGCTGGGGAATCTAATGTAACTGTAACCGTAACTGTTTGATTAGCCACTGTTAAAGTTGTTGGCGCGCTAACAGAGATGTTAACTAATGCTGTTGATTCATTTGCTGTTGTTACAGATAATGTTGTAATACCACTGTCAACTGCACCTTGTGTAACTGAAACATCATAAGTCAATACAATAGATTCAACTTCAGCACCTGTAGATTGTCCTGCTGGGACTAAAGCACCTGCACCTGTTGTGTTAATTGCTACGACTATTCTGTCGGCTACTCCAACTTCTACTGTAATACTAGACTCTGTATGTACAAAGTAATTCCAGTAAGCATAAGTTGTTCCAATTGTTGCCAGTAAGGCAAACATCATTACTGTGAATGTCGCAATAAGTTTTCTTTTTAAATTTTTCATTTTAAACCACCTTTAAGTTTTTTGATTTAAAGTGGCAATCAGACTACCTGTTCTAGGCTCTTAATTTTGTGTAGTTATTTCCCAATAACTTTACCTTTACATCTTTATAATTTATTATATCACAAAATTGGAAAAAAGTCAATAATAAAAAATGCGACTTTTTATTCAAAAGTCGCACAATCTATATTATAATAGTGCTAAGAAAGCATCTCTAGCCGCTACTGCTTCTGCCAATGTAACATATTTAGTAGGGAACGTATAGTTTTTATAACTATCTGTTTCAACCCACATTGCATATCCTGTTGGTGTTTTTGCTGTACCAGATATTCTGATAGCAGAAGTAGGTATTCTTAAATCTGTGTCATCTGCATTAACTTGTGGTATTGCAATTTGATTATTTACCATAACCCATTGAGCATATACTGTGAAACTACCAATAGTTTCTGTTGTAGTTCCTAAGACTTCTGTTCCTTGTCTAATTGCATTATACCAACCTTTAAAAGTATATCCTGTTGTTGTTGTTGGGTCTGTGAATGTGACAGGCGTATCTGACTCGTATGTTGCAGGGTTAGTGTGTGCTATTCCTAATACATTTACGTAAGTAATATTAAATACCAACTCTGTAAGTTTAGCATAAATTGTTAAATTCGCCGCAGGCATTGTTGTAAATACGTAAGGAGTTGTAAACTCTGCTTCTTCGAACCAGCCATCAAATGTATAACCAGTTTCAGAAGTTGTAGGTTCTACTACAGGTGTCCCATAGTCTTGAACATACGGTGCTACTACTGAACCTACACCTGTATCGAATGTCATTGTGATTACATCTATTGTATAAGTAGCTGTAATAGTTATTCCGTCAACTGGCATTGTCGCTGGTGCTACTGAATCCCAAGCTGTAAATGTCCAACCTGTTCTAGTTGGTTCAGCTGGAGGTGTTACTCCGCTTGTATCTGCTCCGAATTCATAGTTAGCTGTTTGAAGAACTGCCCCGTCCCAATCTAAATATTGTGCTGAATAAAGAACTGCTACCCATTCAGCATAAAATACTTCATCTGCTGTAAGTGGAGTTTCAAAATCAACTGGCACTAAGAATGTATTATCATCTATATACCACCCATTAAATGTATATCCTGCGAATATCGGTGCATCAGGCTCTACTGGTGTATTGCCTTCGCCAACATTTTCTTGAGCTACTGCACTACCACCATTTGAATCATAAGTTAAAACGGCATACCAATATCCATATACGGTGATGTCTTCTGCAGGCATTGTATCAAAAATATATTCTTGAGTCAACTCTGCATCTGAAGACCATACTCTAAAGTTTAGGTTTGCTTTAGTTGGGTCTGCAGGTTCAGTAACTACTGTACCAAAATCTTGTGTAATTGGTGCTACAACTGTACCGCCATTACTATCAAAAGTAATTGTATATTGAACTACTGTCCAACCTGCATAGATTTCTGTATCTACTGCTGGCATTGTATCAAATACATAAGCTGTTGATAATCCAACTTCATTGTACCAATCATCGAATACATATCCTTCTTTAGTTGGGTTAGCTGGTTGAACCACTGCTGAACCTGTGTCTTGTGTAAGTGATGTTACTGCTGAACCACCATTGCTTTCAAAGCTTAATACATGTTGTTCTGCTGTATATATCGCTTGGATTGTTACTACTGCCGCAGGCATTGTTTCTGGAATTGATATATCCCATGCGCTAAATACATATCCAGTTCTTGTAGGATC